TTCCTTTTTCTGCATCAAGCAATATTATTTGCGGATTACCTTTGCGTGGATGACTGAATACACCCCACGTTGTAATGGCAGAATAGTCAGCCGTTTCACGCTTGCTGTACGCCGTATCGTAGGACTGAATCACATAATCCAGGTCAGGTATGTCCTCTTCTTCCCAAACACGCCACCATTCACGCTTTACAACCGCAGTTTCTTCGGATGTGGGGTTCTGTTGCCACTGTGCATTCCATTTTCCTACCGACAAGGAGGCTTTTACCTTCAAAAGCTCCTCTTTTTCCCAAAATTCAGGCCATAACGGTTCCCCCGACGGCATAATCGCAGGAAATTCAACCACATCCCACTGATCAGCCATGACATCCTTGGCCTGTGCGTTCAGTAACCTGCCCGTTATGTCCTTTTTTGACCATCTGGTCTGCACAATAATGATCGAACCACCCGGTTGTAGACGCTGCCGGGGGCCAGATGTGTACCATTCGTATGCATTATCGTATGCAGACGTGGATAAAGCATCTTGTTCCGAGTGCGGATCGTCAATAATCAACAAATCTGCACCACGACCAGTCATTGCAGCGCCAACACCAGCAGCAAAATACTCTCCACCAACGCTAGTCTCCCACCGTCCGGCAGCTTGGCTGTCCTGTTTCAGGTCAGTGTTAGGAAAAATCTCTTTGTAGATGGGGTCGGCAATCAAATCTCTTACTTTACGACCAAATCTTACGGCAAGTTCTGTATTCATCGTAGCCTGGATGATCTTGAGCTTTGGATTGCGGCCCAAAAACCAACTAGGCATGAGGTAGGATGCAAATTCAGACTTAGAATGCCGGGGTGGCATGTTGACAATCAGTCTTTTCAAGTCACCCGCCGCTATACGCTCGAGCTTCTCTGCGATAATTCTGTGATGGGTCCCCTCTATGAACCCGTCATACACATGCTTTGCATACGCCATGAACTGATCTCTGGCGATGTCTCTTGTTTCTAGCTTCTGCTTCTGCTCCTCCAGTAACAGGATTTCTTTGAGAACTTCCTCTGGCAGCAGGTCTAGGCTTGCGGTGTCGTCCATGTCCCGAACGATATTATATCCCATTGAATTTATCAACCCAGCGACACGACACGACATTGTCAACACCTGTCCACAAAATAATGGGGGCGGGGGTCGCGCTCGATCGATCGACAACTGGCAATCGATGCCAGTAACCCCAGCCCAGCCCAGCCTCTGGAACAAACCATGAACAAATAAATTAAAATAAAATGCATTTTGTTGGGATAAAATTGCATTTTTTGTTTGCATTATGGGATAAAATCAGGCACTGTTTTTATTGAGGGTTGCCAATGGTGGCACCCGACTATGACAAGGGGAAACTAGTCATGAGTAAGTCAACTAAAGGGATTGCGGGTCGCCCTATAACTAACCCGAATACAGCGCGAGCTAAGCTCGCAAGGGCCAAAGCTAATCTAGCCAAGGCACGTCGCGAACACGATGATTTGGTTAAGCAGCTTGTCAATCAGCAAATGTATTTCAAATGCACGATCGGCACTAAGCCCCGCGCTGCATGTGATGTCGATCAAAACATTTATGTGTTTGCTGATGAGGCATTCCCCGAGGGCACTCTCTCGGTTAATGGTATACCGATCGCTATGATCAAGGATCCATTAACACCGGGACTGAATAAGAAAGTGTCCTAATGTCAAACCAACAGGGGGGCTTCGGCCCCCCGGAAAGGAATTAAAATGTCTGTAGAAAAATTTATTGTCGTATTGGACAAAGGCCAGCTTCAAGAGTTGGAGAAGCTGTGCGAGTTGCGGCGGCAGGTCTTACAGCAGGATGGGGACGAGTTCCCGAATGCTGGTTTCGTCAAGGCCGAGTTGAAGCAGCTTAAAACTATCGGGCAAGCTTTTTTCAGAAAAGCAAAAATACACTAAGACATGGGGGCTTCGGCCCCCACCGTCCGCCAGTATGTGCTGGCGCTGATGAGGCTGTTAGGCCGAAACGGTAAACAAAAGACAAGGGGAATAAAATGAAAAGCTTTTGGACAGCATTAAAGTTTGTCGGTGCTATCACCGTGTTTTATGCCGCGTTCATCTATCTGACCGCGTTCTTTATCAACGGCTATTGGTCGCTCGACAACCATGGCGTGCTGGCATTCGTTGGCGCGATGGCGGTCATCGCGCTGGCGACAGTGTGGCTCAACGAAATTATGAGAGGTTAGAGTCATGGCGAAAAAATACATTGTCATTTTGACCGAGAAACAATTGTCATTATTGCAAAATCAAATAATGACCGAATTCGGTCCATACACCGAAGAACTGGAATGCGATCCGAGCACTCGCAAAGTGTATGACGCGCTTAAAAAGCAAATAGATGAAAGGATCGAGGTATGACAATAGAACGTGATGACAAGCTCGACTATGAGCAGTTTGAACGTGAGTGCAATAGAGTCCTGACCAATATGGCAGGACTCGGCATTCACGATCTAGCTGATGCAACATGGCGCGACTATTACGAGAGCGGCATGTCGCCAAGAGCCGCAATCGAGTGCGCCAATGATGACGCATGGGATGGCGAATTGAGTGAGGTGATACATGGCTAATTTTCTAAAACAAACTGGCGAGAGCGGATATTTCGATATCCGCCTCACAACTGGCGAGGCAATCGCTTTATTAGACTCTCTGAGTCAGGGTGAACACTTCAGGTCAGAAAATAAAGACAAGCCGCATCCAGAGTTGCAGGCCGCAACCGAAAAGATTGCTCGAGGCTGGATGATCATGACTCGAGACGGAAACAACGAGCTTGTATAGCAACACAGGATCGAGCGCCTCGGCGCTCGGTTCTATTTTCTTTTTTTATATATAGATGGCGCGGGGCCGCAGGCCGCAGGCCGCAGGTCATCTAGATATATAAAGAGAAAGGTCGCAGGTCGCAGGGTAAAATTAGGGCTTGTGATAGTTGGGAAAAAATCGTAGAATTCAAGATAACTTAAACAAGGGGATTTTATTATGTTATCGAATGTCTCAAAAATGCCAGGCAAGTCTATTTCTAGATCGGCCTTTAAATGTAAGACTGGTTCAAAGCTTGCCAAGGTTAAGGGTTCGGTTTGCTTCGATTGCTATGCGCGTAAAGGTATGTACCGCATGCCAAACGTGGTTAACAAAATGGAAGAGCGCGAAGCTTTCTTTAATGCTATCGATTTCGTGCCGCGTATGGTCGAGATGCTCGACAAAACTAAATCAGAATATTTTCGTTGGTTTGATAGCGGCGATGTGGACAACGTCCGCATGGCGTTGAATATTATTGACGTGATCAAAGCGACGCCAAACAAGCGCCATTGGATCCCGACAAAAGAGCGGGCTATCTGGCTCGAAGCTTTGAAGCTTTCGCCATTGCCCGACAATGCGGTGATCAGATACAGCGCGACAATGGTTGATACGGCGCCGCCGAAATCTTGGAAGAATGCAAGCGCTGTTATCGACAAGATTGCGGCGATTGGGCACGAGTGCCCAGCACCTAAACAAGAGGGCAAATGCGGCGATTGCCGCGCATGTTGGGACAAGAATGTTAAAACTGTTTCATACCACAAACACTAAGAGGCAATCATGCAGTTAATAAACGGATTAAATTTACATCTGACCGAAGACAACGACACGGTGCAGGCAATTGCACTGCGTCATTTAAACGTAGGCGACTTAGTAAAGCGCAAGCCCAATGCCAAGGCCGTCTATGTCATCAACCATCGGAACAAGGCCACCAAGACAAGGCCAGCAGAATATTCACTGTCGGACTATGAAGACATGAACCGCGAAATATTCTTGAAAGAAGACACCATTGTCTACACTGGTTTTACATACTAGGTTTTCCCCGGAGATGCCCGGCGACATAGTCGCCGGGTATTCTTTTTCGGATCGTGCTCCGACATATCAGGGCGCAGGCCGCAGGCCGCAGGTCATCGATCTACACCAGAGGTCGCAGGCCGCAGGCCGCAGGCTCTCGATCAGCCCTGCCATATCACCTACATACAAGGCCGCAGGCCGCAGGTCATCGATCCGCGAACCGTGGATCTCGATCACCGATGCGCCGTCAAATAAAAATAGGTCGGAGGTAAAGGGGTCGTGTAGCAAGAAAAAACCAACACCACCACAACGCGAATGCGAGGAATGCCAAGCAATCTGCGACTTGGACACCTTAACCATACCATTTTTAATTATTTTTAATTCAAGCCATATCGGAACGCCGTCTATGCATAGGTATACGTCCGGCATTCCTTCACCACTGCGGTTTTCAATCCTCTCGCAGTGCGTTTTCCTTGGCAGGTTTTGTCTCAATAGCTTCCACAGTGATCGTTCGGTCGCTGGCATCCTCAACTCTTTTCATATCAGCAAAAGCATGGGGGTAGTTCTTGCGGAGACTTGCCAGTCTGGCAACAATGTCTTCACGCGACATATTATCAAGCTGATGGACGTGAGTGGACTCGCGCCTGTCGATGGTCAAGCCGCCCAGACTCGAACGAATTTTTTCAGCATTGATAGCGGCACTGAATTGCCCAGCCTCTTCAGCCGCCATGGACAGTTCCTCGAAGCGTTTAAGCTGGCCTATCACAGTCACGCCATACTTACGCTCTCTGGCCTCTCGAAGTTCTTTGATCAACTCCGGCACTTCGGGGAAAGACTTGCCATCAAGAAGCTTGGAAGCGTGGTTGTTGGCACTGGCATCCGCGTATCCAGCCAGCCTCGCGCATTCAGCGTTCGAGTGTTTGCCCTCGACATAATACTTCGCAAATTCTCTTTGGCGGTTAGTCAATCCGGCTGGCCTACCAGCTTTGCCTATAGTGTTTTTTTTGGGTTCAGTGTTTTTCAAACCAAAAAATCTCCCTTAGTCAGCGTCAGAAGTGGTACAGTGGAACACAAGTGGAACAGCTACAATCGTTGTCCAGTAAGGATTGTTCCATTTGTTCCATTTGTTCCAGCAAATATAAAAAAAATAAAAATATTTTTTGTTACCCAGAAAAAACATTATATGGCACTTGTTTTCTGTATCTTTTATTCCCATGTACTATTGTGTAACTTGGGAAAAGGTGATACGGTTCGTTATAAATTACTCAAACCATACAGGTTCGAGGTTCAAGGTTCAAGATAGAAGGGGATCAAACCAATGACATATGGAAATCAAAAAGAAATACAGGAAATTCGCGAAGTGATGTGGAAGTTACAAAATGCATTCGACAAGTTCAGTGTTTGCGTTGATGGGCATCTGCGTCATTCAACTGACATTGAAATCGCGAGGGACATGTATCCAATAGCACAAGAGTTGAATAGCTGTATTGTTTCACTCGCAACCAAAACTGAGAATACTACTTTTTGGAAGGATCAAACCAATGATGATTAAGCTAAACGATTTAAAAGATAGCCGGACACTGATTGATGTTGGCAGGGGCAAGTATACCGATGAGTCGGGTCGTTCGACTCTTTATTGGGCATCGATCACGATTTGTCAGGGCACAGATGGCGTTGCACAACGCGAGGCTTGCGGCATATATGACACCAAGTCCAAATATCGTGGTCGATTTCTTTACAGAGAAACAGGTCGATATATGACAAGCCCAAGGATCATTAGTGCAGTTCGTGCATTCGTGGATCAGGAGATTGAAAATTCATCAATTGGGTTCGTGAGTGAAGAAGAACTTGTTCACTGTAAAAATATGGCGAGAACTTGTGATGAGTTTGATGCCAAGCTGGCTGAAATAAAAGAGAGGAGCCAAACCAATGACTGATGAAGTTAAAGATGTGAATAAAATTGTGGATGTGATTGTGGATGTTTTTGAATTGTGCGGCGCTCGTGATGTTCCGCCTGAAATGCTTATGAATATTCGTGAGATAATTTTGAGCCATGGTCGGGTGATGAGGCATCAGGGCAGGATCGAGGCTAATGAGAATTCTATAAAGATTATCGAGGGGGTGTTTGGTAATGGCTAAAACATACGAAGTTGAAATCGTGGCTTCTATATCTAAGAAGATCGAGGTCGTGGCTGACTCCAAGGATCATGCTGAAGAGTTGGCGCATGAGATGTTTGCGGCTGAATATGATGGTACGCCTAAAATATTTGAGCAGGATACTTATGAAATTGAGGAGATTGTGTAATGAGTGTGACATATAAAGCTATTGATCCTGAGTCTGGGATCCGGTGGTGCGTTCGCATCGTGTTCTTTGGTGATAACTATGGACTCAAACATTGCCTGACCTATGGCGATAAAGAGTTCGATAAGAAAATGAACGAGCCGATGATCGAGTTCTACGACATGGACTCTGGCGCGGCGGCTATCATGCGTAATTCTGACGACAAGACTGAAGCCTATCTGGCTGAAGAATATGGTCAGTTTGTAGGTCGGTACTATCTGTCTAGTCTAAAGTTTGATGAGATCCTGAACGGCAAGACTGTGACCGATTGGTCGAAGAGTGGAGGACTCAATC